GACTTTACCGTTAAGGTAGAAGCCGTTTTTCTGTACGAAATTCTGCGAATAACCCGCCTGTATTTCATAGAAATCGGCATCGGATTTGTTGCTGTGTCCGTATTCAAACCGTCCGTAAAAGCCGTTTGGGATACTCTCCGACGTTTGCTCGATGCCGATGCCTGCTCCGGATGTACTTCCATTTTCCCCGCCTACACGCGCCTGCCAGTGGGCGTAGTCTAAGGTTACGGCAGGCGAGGCAAAAGCGGCTGCCGACAGAGTAAGTGCGACGGTTGCCGCAAGAAGTTTGATAGTCATTGATTGTTCCTTTGTAATAACCTCTCGGTGAGGTGGCATAAGTGTAAATAATTTACCTAAATCCGTAAAGGTTATTAAATCTGCTTGTTTTATATACATAATATGTATATTATTTACTTAATTACTTACTTGTCGATGTTTCTTTATGGAAGTTGCAAATGCCCGGCAGAGACTACACTCCTCTCTGTCGGGCCTCTTTGTTTGTATATTTAATACGTTTTATGTATAATAAAGTCATCGAACTAATAGTATGACTTTCTTACAGATTTCAAAGACGAGTCTATACACGGAAATACAACACCGTAACAGGGAATACCGTGAGCCGACTATTAGCGGTGATTGAAGCCCGCCCCTTTTAGGGGTCTCTCTCTTAATCAGACTAATAGGAGTTCGTCATGAACGCATTATTTCTTTCTTTTAAAGACACTAATTTTCAGATTACCGACATCAACGGCCAGCCTTAGCTAAGGCTGCCTCAAATTGGGGTAGTCTTAGCTAAGGGGTTCAAGCTTCATAGCGCGACGAAAGCGAATCTTGCACAACCTCAATTCTTCATCAACGCTCTCAAGTTCAATATCGGCGGCAATTTCTTTTTCTTCATCCGTGTAGAAATCAGAATACAGGCTGCCCGGTTTACGGCTATTTGTATGACCTTTGGGCGCGCCTGTGTTTTGATGCCCGTGCCGAAATATCCCGCCAAACGGTAATGCGCGAACACCGTCGTTTCCGGGTCATGATTGCAAATGCCCGGAAACCGTAGCTGACAACGCTCGCCGACTCTTATCAGTCCGTTCTTAAACTTAACATCTCAACTTTTTCTTTGTTTCGGCACACAGTATTTACGCATAATCTCTACATATTCATCACTAAACCGATAACTCTTGTTTTTTTCATCACCCAAATATTCATTGTATGAAAGAAACTCAAAATCACTTGAAAATGAACTTTTCATAAAATCACATAAAGCAGTAACTGCTGAGATAAAGCCTGCGCGGGACAATCCCCATTTACGCAATACCTCGTCATCAGCGGCAAGAATACTTATAAGCATTGCTTGCTCATAAATATCAATAGTATATAACATCTCCATCCTGTTTTGAGTTTTTAAAACCCCAAGCATGGTGTACCAATCAATTGCTCCGTTCGGCATAATGAATTGTCGAGTCCTAATTAGAACAATAAATTTTTGCTCAATAAGATTAAGTGATTCTATCAAATCAATAATAGGGGAATTAGAAAACTCAACCAGCATGGTATTTACTGCCTGATCCATCCTTTCAATCGAATCAGTCATATATCTTTTCCTCAGAATAAACCCGTTTCACTTCCTTAGACAGCATCAAGTACAGCGCCCAACAACAGCGACAGAAATAACGCTATGGACCACTCTGTCCCACCGGTTGTCGGTTGAGCGACGCCGATAACGATATAGACAATGGCGATTAAATCACGGATAACCATAATTGCTAGAAACACATTCAGCGGCGCCGGGATACGCTTACTCATCATTTATCTCATTTACATAATCCAACACTTCCCATCATACCCCAAGCCCAATAAAAAAGGCAGCCTAAGCCGCCCTTTATCCCTACCACGCCTAAGCATAGCCGCTGAATGCATCCGTTACATTGGCATTGTTACCGAGTATTTATCAAAGTCAGGTTCTATGAGATACTCTTCGGAGGTTCGACCTACGCAAATCGTAGAGTGTCTTGAGGTAAGGAAAGAATGGCTAAAAAATTAACATTTGAGGAAGCTGCAAAGCAGTATGCGGAAAACTTTCCAGGTAAAATTCTGATAGAGTTCGGAGGTGTGAGGTCTCCTTGCGTGATTCTATGCGATAAACATGGTAAGCAAGATGCTAAGTTTTTTCAAAGCCTTCTGAGGTCTAAAAACGGATGCCCCGCTTGCGCGTCTGAAGCAGTTGCGGAGAGTAACGCAGCGACTAAGGGTCGGACGAAGAGACTATCTTTTGAAGAGGCTGCTGCAAGATATTCAGAGAAATTCCCAGGGAAGAAGTTGCTGACATTTGCAGGCAGTAATCGTCCGTGTAGGATTTTTTGTAATTTGCATGGCGAATCCGAGGTGTCATCTTTCAAAAGCCTGTTGGAGTCGAAGTACGGCTGCCCTATCTGCGGCAAAGAACGTTTGTCTGCTGATGCCCCTCCGCCACCCACACCGCCGCGTTTTGCGGGTTTTGCCGAGCGTCTGATTAAAGCCATCGAAGCCAAGGGAATGCCGCTTGAAAAAGTGGCTAAGAACTCCTTTGTTCCAAAGGAACGGCTGGAGGCCTATTTGAAAGGGCACACCCTGCCTTATGTGGAGGATGGGGAACATCTGGCGAATACGCTGGGGATTCAGCCCGAGTGGCTGCGCTTCGGGGATACCCCGTATACCCCGCCTATCGGGTCGGAGGTGTTGGTATCTGACGAGCCGCCGTCTAAGGATACGCGGTTTATGATACCCCGATACGACACCTTTTTGTCGGCAGGCGAGGGTAATGCGACATGGGTAGAGAAGCCGAATGACGAAGACCCTTTGTGGTTCCGCCACGGTTGGTTGAAGGCCAAAGGTTTGGATAGGAAGAATCTGAAGGCCATGTATGTCAGAGGCGACAGTATGGAGCCTGTACTGAATAATTGGGACACAATCGTGTTGGATACTTCGGATACGGAACCGGCGCACGGACAAATCTACGCCCTGTTTTACCGGGACAACCTATATATTAAGCAAATTCAGATAAACGCCGATGGGTTGGTCTTGTTTAGTTACAACCCTGCGTATGCGCCCATCTTGGTGTCCCATGCCGACGCAGACCGTTTGATGGTGTTGGGACGTATGGTGTGGCGCGGCGGGTAACTTAAATCCTGCGGAGACCGTCTGATGGCGGTCTTTTTTCTTTGTTTGAAATATTTACTATTAACGTATAATATCTACACTATGAAAAAGACTTTTGATTTTACAGGTTGGACGACCGACGAACGTCGGGAGTTGGCCGATATGATTTATAAAAACCTCGGTATTGACCGTCAAATCAATATCGGGGAAGAGTTGGCCGCGCACTATCAAAGGTGCAATCGGGCGGCGGATATAGCATACCGCGAACTGGAAATGGGTAACGCTACGGCGGGGACGGCCGCAGTGCTGGCGGCAACCACAAACGCCCTCAAGCAGTTGGCGGACTTGGACAGCGACTTATACAACATCGAGTATGCGCGGAAGCTAGAAAAGGCGTTTATTGATACGTTGAAGCAGGCGGACGACGCGGAACGGTTGCTGGAGATATTTGAGGATATTTTGAGGGATGCGGCATGAGGCGGACGGATTTTTCGGATGTTGTGGCACGGTTGAGGCAATCGGTTCAATCCTCAGCTTCGGTAGGTTTGGAAGAGTTCATCGTCCGCAACCTCAGACTGCGTGGGCGGCACATTTCCTTCAGGAAGCGCGAGTATCAGCAGCGCATTCTACAGTCCGATGCGCGGACATTGGTCGTTAAGAAATGCTCGCAAATCGGTATTTCCGAGTTGACGATGTTGCGCAATCTTGCCCGCATGTGTATGCGCGAACCCTACACGGTGATACACACGCTGCCGACAGCCTCTTTCGCGCAAAAGGTGGCAAAGACGAGGTTTGACCCGCTGATTCAAGGCTCCCCATATCTGTCCTCGCGAATTAGCAAAGCCTTGGATAACGCCAGTGTAAAACAGATTGGTCACAGCTTTTTATATTTGAACGGCACTTATGGAGGCAGTAATACAAACGTAATCTCAGTCCCTGCCGACGAAATCGTTGTCGATGAATATGATTTTAGCGATATGGCGGTGGTGGCAAACCTGCAATCACGTTTGACGGCCTCAACTTGGAGGGGTTGGACTTACGTTTCCACACCGACTTTGCCGAACTATGGCGTGGACGCGAAATTTCAAGTATCCAAGAGGTATTACTGCTACTGCAAATGCGAACATTGCAATCATTGGTTTGTGCCGAAGTGGTTAGACCACGCGAGGATTCCGGGATTTAACCGGGATTTGTTGTCGGTAACGGCAGAAGACTTGGCAAGAATCCGTTGGCAGGAGACGCAATTACATTGCCCAAACTGCAGGAAGGTTCCAAGCCTGCTGCCCGAGCATCGTGAGTGGATTTGTGAAAACCAGATGGATAATTATGAAGCAGACGGCTTTATGATTTCCCCAATGGATGCACCGGAGATTATCTCCCCTGCCGATTTGGTGTCATGGAGTACACGGTTTAAGAATAAGTCGATGTTTATCAACTTTCACTTGGGTGAGACGGCGGAAAGTTCGGAGACCGGCATCAACGAAGCCGATTTGTTGAGGATGCGTGAGGTAGGGAAAACCCCATTGTACGGATTTAAGGTGTTCGGACTTGACATGGGCACAACCTGCCACTTGGTTGTTGGTGTTACAGACGGTAACGGACGGCTGAATGTTGTTGAGCTTCATGCTATCCGATATACGGATTTAGAGTATGAACTTCCCAAGCTGGTGGCCCGGCATAACCCGACGGCTATTGTAGCGGACAGTATGCCGTATACGGAGACCATTCACCGGCTGCAACAGAATTTCAATAATCTCTACGGTTCCGTATATGTGTCGTCAAAGAACATGGAGGCCTTCCGTGTGATAGACCGCGAAGAGGATAAAGGGCGTTCGTTATTGGATTTACGCCAAGTGAATGTTAATCGAAATTTTGCGCTTAACATTCTGATGGATGATATTCGTTCCGGCAAGATTGGGGTAGTCGGAACAGATGACGTTGTAACGTTTGAGGCCCACTTGCAGGATATGAAGCGTCAGGGGAGTACGCGTAGTGCGTTTGACGGGGAAGGGGAAGGAGCCGAACCCGACTCGTATGTCTGGGTTAAGACTACGGGAAATGACCACTACCATCACGCACTGCTGTACTGCCATGTCGCGGCGCAGATGGCGCACCACCTGCCACAAGGTAGGATTGCACTGCCGCCGTTTATCGGCTCTTTCCGCGTCCGTGATTGAACAAAAGTTGTACATTATATACAATATATGTATAATTATTCTATATTTTGAACGGTATGATTTATGGGCCTGCGAAGTGTGTTGTCCAAGATGACTTTCGGCGCATTTGCGAAAGCGGATGCGCCTGCAGGCGCGTCTGCGGCACAGCGAGCAAATGCAATCAAAGTACCGAAGCAGTCTCAAGGCTTGCCCGCATACTTCACCACTTCGGCCGTCGGCAGCGGGAGACCCCTGACAAAACCCGACCGCAGTCTGATTAACACCGACATTACGTCCTACCGCACAGGCCGCAACACGGCCTCCGTCATCCGCGATTTCGCCACGGCCTCCCCCGACTTGTCGGCTTCTGTCGATGCCTATATCCGTACGGCGGTTACTGCGGGGTATAAGGCGGTGGCAAAGAACCCGAATGGTACGTTCAACGCCGAGGCCACAGAAACCCTGCAGGGGCTACTGACCCGGTTGGATTTCCTGAACAACTACGTCGAAGGGTTTTCCAATACCCCTTCCGTCCGAGCGGTGGCCGAGGCATTGGCCAAGGAATTCCGGTTCCACGGGGCTGCGGCGTTGGAGTTGGTACTGGATAAGTCCAGGATGCCTGTGAAGCTGCAACCCGTGGCGGTATCGACCGTCAACTTTAAATTGGAGAAGGACGGCCTGTCTCCGGTGCAGAAGGTGGGCAACGAGGAAGTCTCGTTGGATATTCCGACTTTCTTCTACCGCTCCCTCGACCAAGACCTGATGACACCCTACGCGAACAGTCCGATGGAAGCTTCACTGCAGCCCGTGCTGTTTATGCAGGAGTTTTTGAACGACCTGCGCCGCGTGGTTCGTCAGGCACTGCACCCGCGCATCAAGGTCAAATTGAATGTCAAGGAGTTGTTGGCGGCCATGCCTCCCGAGTATCGGGAAACGCCCCAAAAAACGCAGGAATACCTGTCAGGCGTAGTGGACGAAGTGGCGAACCACATCAACGGGTTACAACCCGAGGATGCTTTAGTCCTGCTGGATACATTGGATGTCGAATACCTGTCGCGCGGCAACGTGTCGTTCGATACCGAAATGTCGGCTTTGAAGGACATTATCAACGGCAAGATTGCCACAGGCGTGAAAACGCTGCCGTCGATTTTGGGTCAGGGTTCGTCGTCCAGCAATATTGCTTCGACGGAAAGCCTGTTGTTTATGAAGTCGGCGGAAGGCGTACAGTTCGCCCTCAACGATTTGCTGTCGCAGGCACTAACGCTGGCCGTCCGCCTGTACGGGTACGACGTGTATGCCGAATTTACATTTGACCGTATCGACCTGCGTCCCGAAAGCGAGCTCGAGGCCTTCCGGGCGATGGCGCAGTCCAACACGCTGGCACTGTTGAGTTACGGCATTATCTCCGACGAGGATGCCGCATTGAAGCTGACGGGCAGGCTGCCCCCGGAAGGTGCGCCGAAACTGTCGGGAACTTTCTTCATGCAGCAGGCGCAGGCAGTTACGGAAAATCTTTATAGTGGGACTTCGCAAGGTACACTGAATCAGAATTTGAACTCCGACGCGCCGAAAAATGCGAAAAGCCAAAACGGCGGAAAAGGTGGGAACAGATGATTATTTTAGACAACCTCGCGTGGGCGGGGACGGAAGACGCTTTTCAGACGGCCTCCGGTATCGCAGCCGCGATAAACGATAAACTGTTGGCAGGCGGTTTTGACGAGAGTAATTCCGACAAACCATTGTACCAAGTCGTAGGAGACACGGCAGTGGTGCCGGTCAAGGGGCCGATGCTGAATATTGATGTGCCTGATTTTATCGTGCAACTTTTCGGCATATGCACCTACCCAACTCTTCAAAGGCAGTTTGAACAGTTGAAGGCCGACGAGAACATTCGACGGGTGATACTGGATGTGGATTCCGGCGGCGGCAGTGTGGCAGGGTTATCCGAGACGCTCGATTCCCTGAAGGCTCTGAAAGCCGTCAAGCGGGTGGAGACCTACGCGGGCGACACCATGTGCAGTGCGGCCTACTGGTTGGCCTCTGCCGCAGACGAAGTTACTGTGTCGGAGGCCGTCTGTACGGGTTCGATAGGTGTAATTTTTGTCCATACCAGCCACAAGCAAGCTATGGAGGACAGAGGGGTCAAGCCCACTGTATTCCGCGCGGGCAGTAAGAAAATGCTGGGACACCCTGCGGAGGACTTGACTGAAGAGGCGGTCGAGGAAATCCAAAAAGGACTGGATTTCCATTTCGCAAGGTTCAAACAAGCGGTGTCGGAACACCGCAAAATCCCTTTGGCCATGTTGGAGGCGGGCATCGCCGACGGCAGGCTGTTCTACGGCAACGAAGCCGTAACCGCAGGTTTGGCAGACCGTATCGGAACGTTCGATAAGGTTCTGAACGCCAAACCTTTTTACCAACAAGGCAGTTTTGCTGCCGATTCAGGAGTATCTGACGTGAATTTAGAAGAAGCTCTGGCCAAGGTGGCGGAATTGCAGGCCAAGACCGACGCGGGCGAAGCCGCCCTACAGTCTGCCGAAGCCCGCGCCGTTCAGGCCGAAACCGAAAAAGCCGCACTGGAGGCCTCCAACAAAGCCCTGACAGGTTCTTTAGCCGCTTTGCAGGCGGATGTGGAAGGTTACGCGGCTAACTTGGAAGCAAATATCCAAGCCAAAGCCAACGCACTGCGTTTGGAGGTTTTAATTCCTCAAGACCTCGCAGGCAAAAAGGCGTTGAACGCGCAGTTGGAGGAAAAATTCCAAGCGGCGTTCCCTTCCGGGGGCGTGGCTGCGGTGGCGCAAAGTGGAGAAGCCTCCGCCAGGGATGCGCAACCTCCTGTTTGGGCACGTGAATTTTTGAAATAAGGAGTCCGAAATGGCTAAATTTTCATTAGGTATCAAATTGGGTGTTAATACAGCGCACACCGATTCGGTCAAGCTCGGCGAAGGCGACGCACAGTACAACGACAAAGACCGCAACAAAGCCGTCAAGTACAGCACGGCGAAAGAAGCGACTATGGTTCTGTGCGCCGACGGCGACGAAATCGAAGGCTTCATCGCCAGTGTCGAAGGCTTTACCCAGGACGGTCAGACTTTCGGTACGGTTATTCGTAAAGGCCCGCTGGTGCGCCAGTATGTCTATGCGACTGCTGCCTTGAACTTGGGCGATTATGTGGTTAGCGACGCGCAGGAAGCGGCGAAAACCAATACGGGACCCGCGAAGCACGCAACCAACAACATCGGTTTGACCAAGGTTAAGAAAAAAGCTTCCGGTACATCCGGTTGGCGCGTGGTGGGTATCAAAGATACCGCCGCCAAGGTTTATTTGATTGAAGGAGTTTGATATGACTTTAGGTGTCTTTTACGGTAAAGGCGGCCAACGCCACGAGATTCCGCTGGATGTACGTCTGTACAAAGACGCTGCAGAAGCGGGATGTTCTCTGCCGCAGTATCTTGAACGCAAATATGCGGACAAGACCGACGCTTCCACGCAGGGTACGATTTGGAAGCAGTTGCTGGCCCAAAACGGTATGGTTTTGGACGGCAACAAGATTACGGGCATGGGCCCTGCCAAGATGCAGCACATTTTGGAAGGCCGCATTGCAGACGGTGTTGATGCGGCTATCGTGCGCGACGGCACACCTGCCAGCCGCATCCTGACTCCCGCCGCCGTGTTGGAGATGGTTGAAGTCAACTTGGCTGCGGACAAGTCGGGCGACATAGCGGTTTTTGACAAACTGATTGGTTACGATTTCGCCGTCAATGACGACCGCTTTGAGCAACCTGTCGTGGATTATTCCGCCAACGATGACGTACGCTCCAAAGCCATCGGCCAGTTGGATGTACCTCAAATCTTCGGCAAACTGACCGTTGCCGAACGCCAAGGTGTGATTCCGACTTATGCGTTAGGTCTGGAAATGTCTGAGAAGGCCCAAAAAGCCTACACTTTCGACTACGTTACCCACGTTATTACCCGTCAGGCAATGGTCGAAAAGGCCGCCCGCGTGAACGGCCACATCAACGCGCTGGTAAACGGCGACAAGGACACCCAACAAGAAGCCTTGACCAAAGTAGCGGCCAAGACCTTCGATGCCGCCGCCGTCGGTAAGAAGCTGACCCACAAGGCTTACATTTCTTGGCTTCGCCGCCGCCGCCATCTGCGCCATATCGACTGGATTCTGTGCGATTTGGCGACTTACTTCAAAATCATCGAACGCGAAGGTCGTCCGACGATTCAGACTGTCCCCGCATTGTACCCCGAGGCTTTGGCCGAAGCTGCCCGCCCCGTCAACCTGTCTTATCTCGAACCGCAAATTTTCATCGTGGACGATGGAGTGATTCCGACGGACACCATTGTAGGTTTGGATAGCCGTTATGCCATCAACCGCGTAACCAACCTGAGTGCCAACTACAGCGCGGTTCAAGAGTTGGTGATGCGCCGTGGCACCGAGATGCGCTTCGATTTCGGCGAGTTGGTGTTCCGTGGTGAAGACACTGCCTGGGACGTGCTGGAATTAACCCAGTCGTAATATGACGGACTCGGAATCTACGTTTGTAGATTCCGAGTATTTGGAGAAATCTATGAAAGTATTTGTTACCAAAGGTTTTCCGTTTTGGGATGCCGAAAACCGCCTATACATCACGACCGAACCCGTAGAGGTGGAGGACAGCGAGTGGCTGCAGGCGCAGATTGCCGCAGGCTTGGTGGGTGTTATCGAAGACAACGCGACTAAACCTAAAGGTAAAACCAAGGAGTAGGCCGTGCCGATACCCAACCCAGTCGATATTTATGCTTCCGCTGACGAAACCGTCACCATCACGCTTGCCCCTTACGGCAGACTGACTACGACCGCCGAAATACGGTCGGTGTTCGGCCTGTCCGACGCGGAGCTTCCCGACGAGATGTTGACGCAGGACGTATATGTAAGGGAGGTGTCGAACGCTTTGGCTGCGTTGGATAAAACTTTGTCCGACAGATGGGCCGACAGGTTGGCGGCGAAGCCCGAACTTCAGGCGAAGGTCGGTGATTTCGCACTGTATTGCATCGCCGACCGCGTCTGCGATGTGCTACCGCTGGTCGCCGCCCGTACCTTGACGGATGCCAAAGCGGCATTCCAGCGTTTCGACACTGACTTGCAGGTTGTGATTGCGGCCATCCGCCGCCGTTACGCCATTGTCTCCAAAGACTTGTCGGAGGCATTGGAAGAACCTGCGGCGAAGGTTTTCCGTCCGACCCTGTTTGGTTCGGGCAAACCGACCTATGACCCTGTAACCGGAAGTTGATATGGGCTTGGAACATGTTTCGGCGCGTTTCGACCGTTCCCCGATGTGGGATGCCTACACAGGGAAGAGGTTGAAGGCGAAGTGTCAGATGACTTCTTGGGACAGTCCGCGCAGGGATGGTCTGACCACCATCCGCCGTACCTTGTCGATGGCGGCACAGTGTAAGCTCCCCGAACGCCATGCTGTCGTCGTTGGCGGGCAAGCCTGGATAGTCTCCCCACTGCATAACCCCGACACTTGGGGTGGGCATACGTCGAGGGTCGGCTATATTGCACAGGCCGCAGTGCAAGGTGTGGCGGCGAACACTGTCCAAGTTTTATCTGGAGGCGGCACGGAAGTTTATTTGTCCCGTGTGTGGGTCAAAGACGTAAAGGACATTACAACTACGTCCGAGGCACAGGGGCAGTATTACGTTTACTTCGCTAGAGGCGAACCCGTTACCGAAGGCGGATTTGTTTATATCGACGGACGCTGGCACGTTGTCCGCAACATTATTGCAGGTACAGCGGGGTTGATGGTAGCGGAATGTAACGAACTTGAACCGGACTGTATTACCGATGTTGAGACGATTTCCGACAGTGCCTACGACCCTGTAACGGAAACTTACACACCTGCTGCCGCGCAGACTTTCCCCGTTATCCGTATGGCGTGGCGCGACGACTATGCCCATCACCTGCCGAGCAGGGAGAATGAGCAAATCGGCGATACCCGCCTGCGGGTGAGGGAATCCGACAAGCATTTTATCCGTCAGGACGGCCGTCTGAAATTCGACGGCGTGTTGTGGCAGGTGGTGGAAATCGGGCGTCGTAGGGACGGTTCGGTGTCCGTTACCGTAAGGAGGGTGTGATGGACGGCTTGAGCGTACGCATTGCTTCGCGCAAACGGACACCAAGGGGTATAGGTCTGCGCGCGGATATGTTGAAAGGGGCTGTCATCAACCGCACGACACGCGCCGTAAGGACGTTTTTGGAAGTCGCCACCGAACGCACGCCGAAGTGGTCGGGCGAGGCTACACAGGCTTGGAAGGTATCGTTTGACAATCTTCCGACGTATACGGCGGAATATACAGAAAATCCGTTGAAGACCTTGAAGTACGAGGAAGGCTTGTTGGATTCCGCAGCGGGCGGTTTGAACCGTAAGGTGGTGGAGCGCGAAATGTCGGGTTTCCGAGCCAAAGTGTCCGCATTAGCCAAGTCGGGTAAGGTTTTCCAAGTTTATATCACAAACACCGCCGCACATTCCCAGTTGTGGTTGGGCGACGATACGACGGAGGCAGAAGTGGTGTTGCGCGAGGTAAACCAGGATTTCTACAACTACAGTGAAATCATGGCGGTTGCCAAAGGGCGCTTGAAAGGGAGGGTGTTCTAAATGCCACGCTTGCAATTCCGCGATAAGGTTGCAGAAATCCTTAGAGATGCGTTCGGCAACCGTACCGACTGCCGCATCGCTTATGAAAACGGCCCCTTAACCGATATGGACGGTTCGACACTGCCCGTCGTTTCCTGCGAAATCGTTTACACCACTTCGGAACAGGCGGAGTTGGCCGCCCTTCCACTTTTAAGGGACGAAGGTAGTCTGCTGATAACTGTACTGGTCAAAGGAATGTCCGGTAGCCGTCAGGCTTATATGTTGCGGGACGAAGCCGCCACACTGCTGCAACGCAAAGATATTGAAGGTGCGACAACCTCCGTCGCCCGTATGTTACCAAACTCCAACCTTGTTAAAGGTTGGGTCGGATATAGGGCTGCGATACCCTTCTCCCATTACCACCGTTAAATGAAAGGAAAATCATGGCCAAAGTACACTCTACGTCTTTTGTCCAAATCGCTTACATCCCTGAAACCGTAGCGGGGGAAACCCCTGCGGCGGGCAAGGGTATTAACCTACGCTCCACAGGGGAATCATTGGATTTGTCTGTGAGCAAGGAAACCTCTAAGGAGTTGAACAGCACCCGCCAAGTGTCGGATATGTTCCTGACCGACGCGCAGGTAGCGGGGGACATCAACCTTGAATTGTCTGCGGGGGAATACGACTCGTTTATCGAAGCCGTGCTGATGGGTACTTGGAGCACCTTCGGTACGAATGGCGTACTGAATGCGGGACAGGCTGTATTTGCAGCTGCCGCGAAAACTGTTACCCTGACCAACGCTGCCACAGGTTTGACAGTCGGTGATTATTTCTCCGTCTCCGGTACAGGTAT